TACAAGTAATAGAATTAGACGTTACTTATACGTATGCTAATGGCTCAATTGGATATACAACAATAATAATAGCTCAAGAATGATATTACAGATATTAGAACTTTTAAAAACCGATGATTTCTTTAATGTAAGTGAGATTGTCGACATAGCTAAAGGAAAACACGAATACACTTCGAACCTAAAAAAGATTTATAAACAGCAGAAACGAAAGTACAATGGCAGAAAAAAGAACGATTGAGTTAGAAATACAAGACAATAGTCAAACACTCAAACAACAATATAAAGAGGCTGTTCAGGAATTACAAAAAGTTTCCGCTCAATACGGCGAAACATCTGAACAAGCTGTAAAAGCCGCAAAAGCTGCTGCGGAATTAAAAGACCAAATCGGATTCTCAAAAGATTTAGTAGATTCATTTAACCCTGATGCTAAATTCAGTGCGTTGACACGTTCTATTGGCGGTGTTTTAGATGGTTTTCAAGCGTTTGAAGGTGCTTTAGGGCTTGTTGGTGTTGAGGGTGAGGCAGTACAAGAAACCTTACTTAAGGTTCAATCTGCTATGGCTGTTTCTCAAGGTGTTCAGGGTTTAATGGAGGCTAAAGATTCTTTTAAACAATTAGGAACGGTAGCTGCAAATGCATTAAAAGGAATTAGAACTGGATTAGCGGCAACTGGTATAGGAATATTTTTAGTAGCATTAGGCACTGTAGTCGCTTATTGGGATGAAATTAAAGAGGCTGTAAGTGGTGTAAGCGCTGAACAAAAAGCGTTAAATGAAAGAACTCAAAAAGATTTAATAGCAGCTGAAGCTAAAGTAGACGCATTAAATAAACAAGATAACATTTTAAAGCTTCAGGGTAAAACTGAAAGGCAAATACTACAATACAAAATAACGGAATTAGATACCGCTATTAAAATTGCAGAAACTAATTTAACAAATGCAAAAGCAACTGCTAAAGCTCAATTTGAAACAGCGAAAAGAAATAGAGATATTTTAGTTGGTATTTTAGATTTCTTAAATGCGCCAATAAAAAGAATATTAGAGACTGTTGATAAAATAGCCAAGTTTGCAGGTCAAGATACTGGACTATCTAAATGGTTCGAAACTTTAGAAAAAGCAGGTAAAAAGCAAATTGATATGTTTATGTTAGGCGATAGCATTGAAGAAGGGTTAGCGTCTATTAAAACTGCTGAAGACAAATTAGTAGAATTAAAAAACACACAGGCTGGTTATGTTTTAGCAATTCAACAAATTGACAAACAAGCGCACGAAAAAGTTATCAATGATTCTAAGAAACAAGGAAAAGAAATAATTGATTTAGAAAAACAAATTCAAGATGAAAAGCTAAAACTTGTAGAAGATGAGAATGCAAAGGCTCAAATGTTGGCTATTGCGGCTGCTGAAGAACGAATTAAAGAAGTAGAAAAAACAACTGCTGATGAAAAGCAAAAAGCTGAATTAATTAAATTGATTAGAGAAAATCTAAATAATGAACTTGACGCTTTAGATGAAGAATATTATGCGAAACAAAATGCTGCAAAGGCGGAAGCTGATAAATTAAGAATTGAACAAGAAAACGCGTATTTAGATCAAATAGAACAAATACAGGAATTAAACTTTCAAAATAGTTTAACTGAACAACAAAGAGAATTACAAGCTGTAAATGATAAATATTTTGCGTTAGAAACGGCAGCGCAAGGCAATGCCGAACAAATGGCAATTATTGAAGAAGCAAAGAATGCAGAAATAGATAAAATAAATGCAACTTACGAACAAAAAGAAGCCGAACGCAGAAAGAAAAATAGAGATTTTGCGATTGAAATGGCTTTATCAAGTTTAAGTACAATTTCTAATTTAACAGAATTATTTGGTAAGAAAAATGAGAAAGCTGCTAAACGTGCATTTCAAGTTAACAAGGCTGCTCAATTAGCAAGTGCTGTTATATCAACTTATCAAAGTGCTACGAGTGCCTATGCTTCGCAATTTGTTCCGCCAGACCCAACTTCTCCAGTGCGTGGTGCTATTGCCGCAGGTGTTGCTGTAGCAGCAGGATTAGCGAACGTAGCTAAAATTGCTTCTCAAAAGTTTGAAGGCGGTGGTTCTTCAGGCGGTGGTGGTGGTTCATCTGCTGGTTCAGGTGGTGGCGGTGGTCAAATGGCTGCACCTCAATTTAATACTATTGGAACAAGCGGAATCAATCAATTAGCAACATTACAACAACAGCCAACAAAGGCGTATGTAGTTAGTGGTGAGGTTACTTCGGCTCAAAGTTTAGATAGAAATAGGTTACAAAACGCAACATTATAAGTTAGATAGTTATGGCAAAGATGGAAATTATAGAACTGCTTATTGATGAGAATAAAATCGAAAGCGGTATCAATGCGGTTTCAGTTGTTGAAAGTCCTGCAATAGAAGAAAACTTTGTAGCCTTAAAAAAACACGAAGTAGAACTTAAAGAAGTTGACGGTGAGAAACGTATCTTAATGGGTGCGGCTTTAGTTCCTAACAAACAGATTTATCGTAAAAACGGAGATAAAGAGTTTTACATTTATTTCAGTGAGGAAACTGTCCGCAAAGCATCGGAGTTATTCTTAATGAGAGCAAACCAAAATAACGCAACGTTAGAACATGAAAAGAAAATGTTAGACGGAATGAGTGTTGTTGAAAGCTGGATTATTGAAGATGAAAAGACGGATAAAAGCCGATTATATAACTTTAATTTACCAAAAGGAACTTGGATGATTTCAATGAAAGTAAACAACGATGATATTTGGAATAAGGTAAAAGCAGGCGAAGTAAAAGGGTTTTCAATTGAAGGTTACTTTGTAGATAAATACGAAATGAGTTTACAAGAAACCGAAGAACAAGAAATAATTGAAAAATTAAAAGACTTAATAAATAAATATGAAAACAATGAATAACATTTTAAAAATGATTTCAAAGATGGAATCAAACGCTAACGAGGTTAAGTTAGCAAAACACGAAGTTGAATTAGGAGTAATTCAAGATGCAATAAAAATTGTTGATAATGCAGATAAAAGTTTTAATGATGCTTTTTTATTAGTGTCAAGTGCAAGACAAAAAGCAATTCCAATTATTAAAAATTCTATTACTGAAGCAAATAAATTTTTGAATCAATTAGCCGAAATTAAAAAAACAGCAAAAGAATTAGGGATTGATTTACCTCAAGAATATTTAAAAACGGAACAAAGAGCAGGAACATTAATTGGAGAAGCTCAAGACATAATAGACTGGTTAAATAAATATTAAACAAATAATAATGGGAACATTAAGTAAAGTAAGCCCACGAGGTGGCAAAAGAGGTTGTCTATGTAAAGACGGAAAATACCGAAAAGAATGTTGCGATGGAAGTTTAGAAGCTCAAGGAATCGGTAAAACTACAGGCACAGGAACAGACGTAGTAAATATAACCGATAACAACGGAGTAAGAACTATCGTTCGTCAAAACGGATAAAAAAGGAACAAGTATAAATTCAAAAGTTAATAAGTTATGAATACACTAAAAACAGTTTACGGAAAACTATTCAAAGAAGAAACTAAGTTGGCTTCACACGAAGTTTATTTAGGTGCTTTACAAGAAATTGAAAAAGATTTAATAACTGCAAGTGCAGGCGCAATTAAAGCAATAGATATGGCTAAAGCAGCGATAAAACCTGCTCAAACCTCTTTACAATTAAATAAAGAATTACTTGGTAAACTTCAAAACTTTACAAAACAAATCAGGGATTTAGGAATATTAGCCCCTCAAAAAGAAGTTGAAACAGGAATTACGCAGGTAAAAGAAAACATACAAGCAATTCAAAACCTAATAACTAATTTGCAATCTCTTTAATATAAATAAAAATGAAAAATAGCCTAATAAACCAAATCAAAACTTTACTCGGAATGGAAGTAAAACTTGAACAAATGAAATTAATGGATGGAGTAACAGTTTTAGAAGCTGATAGCTTTGAAGCAGGTAACGAAGTATTTATCGTAACGGAAGACGAACAAAAAATTCCTTTGCCAGTAGGTGAATATGAGTTTGAAGACGGTCGTCTTTTAATCGTAATTGAAGAGGGTGTTATTTCTGAAGTTAAAGAAAAAGAAGAAGAAGTTGAAGAGCCTGAAACGGAAGTTGAAGTTGAAACCGAAAAAAAGGAAGAAATGGAAACTGAAAAACCAACTGCTAAGAAAACTATCGAATCAGTAGTTAAAGAAACTTTCTTTTCTGAAATTGAAAAACTAAAAGAAGAAAACGAAACTTTAAAAGCTGAACTAAGCAAATTAAAAGAGGTTAAAGAAGAAGTAACACTTTCATCTGATGAGGAAGTTAAACCAATTTCTTTCAACCCTGAAAACGAAAACAAAGTTGAGACTGTAAGAATCGCGTCTAAAAGAGAGCGTTCAATTATGGATTCAATCTTAGAAAAACTAAACAAGTAATTATTAATATTTAAATAAAAAACAAATGCCAACAACAACTTCAATTACAACTACTTACGCTGGTGAATTCGCAGGTAAGTATATTGCGGCGGCTTTATTGTCGTCTCCAACATTAGAAAAAGGCGGAATTACTATCATGCCTAACGTTAAGTACAAGCAAGTTATCAAAAGAGTAGCTACTGACGGAATCGTTAAAAACGCTACTTGTGATTTTGACCCAACTTCGACTTTGACTTTAACAGAGCGAGTTCTTCAACCTGAGTATTTCCAAGTTAACCTACAATTATGTAAGTCTGACTTCCGTTCAGATTGGGACGCTATCCAAATGGGTTACTCTGCGTTTGACGTACTTCCTAAATCTTTTGCTGACTTCTTAATCGCACACGCTGCTGAAAAAGTTGCTCAACAAATGGAATTAGTTATTTGGGATGGTAACAACGCTTCTGCTGGTGAGTTTTCAGGAATCATGCGTCAATTAGACGTAGACGCTTCTTTACCTGCAGGTCAGAAAATCGCTGGTACTTCTATTACAGCTGCTAACGTTATCGCTGAATTAGGTTCAATGATTGACGCTTTACCTGCTGCATTGTACGGAAAAGAAGATTTGTATCTTTATGTTTCTTCTAACGTTTATCGTGCTTATATCCGTGCTTTAGGTGGTTTTGCTGCTTCAGGTGTAGGTGCTAATGGTTATGACAACAAAGGAACTAACCAAGTATTGAATGACATCTATTTTGATGGTGTTAAAGTATTCTTGGCTCCTGGTCTTGCTTCTAACACAGCGTTACTTGCTCAAAAATCTAACTTGTACTTTGCAACTGGATTGATGAACGATATGAACGAGGTTAAAGTATTGGATATGGCTGACCTTGATGGTTCTCAAAATGTAAGAGTTATCATGCGTTTTTCAGCTGATGCTAAGTATGGTTTTGCTTCTGACGTTGTAACTTACGGAATCTAATCAAACAACAATTATAACGAGGGTGGTGAAATAAACGCCACCCTTTTTTGTTTAACATTAAAAAAATAATAAAATGAGCTGCGACATAGCAAACGGAAGATTAGAAGCCTGTAAAGACGCGATTTCAGGACTTCTAAACATTTACTTCATTAACTACGGAGATTTGAACACATTATCTTCAAGCGTAACGTTTGATGGTGATGACCAAATTACTGAATGGATTACTGCAACACAAATTTCACTTTACAAATATGAATTGAAAGGTGCAAATGGTTTTGAGCAAACTATCCAAACTTCAAGAGACAATGGAACTACTTTCTTTGAGCAAGTATTGACTATCCAATTAAAGAAGCAAGACGCTGTAACACACAAGAACGTTAAATTATTAGCTTACGGACGTCCAAGAATCGTTGTTGAAACAAGAGACCATCAATTCTTTTTAGCTGGTTATGACCAAGGGTGTGACGTTACTGCTGGAACTGTATCTTCAGGAACTGCAATGGGTGACTTCAACGGATACAACCTTACATTTACAGGAATGGAAAAAAGCCCTGCTTACTTCATTGACTGTGCTGACGAAGCTGGATTACAAGCTATCTTTACTGATGGTGCATTAGATGCTATTGTAGTTACTTCTTAATTCTCCAAGCATACAAACAAGTTAACCCTACCTAATCGGTGGGGTTTTCTGTTTTAGGTAACAATTTTAGACTTTAGTAGTTAATAAAGTATGATAGTTTTAACTACCACTTTAGACCCTCAATTATTTAGCTTTATTCCACGTAGTGCTGATTTCGATATAGTAGAAATTACAGATGACCAAACGAATGAAACTATTTTAATTGAAGGTTGGACTTTTACGGAAGGAGATTACTATTCTACGTTAGAAGCGGGGTTCGAATTAGTTGAAAATCATTTCTACAATTTAGTAGTAAAAGACGGAACAAATATAGTTTATAGAGATAGGATATTCTGCACTGACCAACCGATAGTAACATTTTCGGTTAACAATGGGCAATATACTTCAAATACAACTGCAAATACTTTTATAGTTTATGAGTGATAACAATATACACGTAATTAATTTAAGTTCTTACCAAACGCCATTAATCCAAGAGTCTAAAAGAGATAATTGGGTTGAGTTCGGAGAGGACAATAATTACTTTCAATATTTAATTGACAGATACACGTATTCAACTACGAATAACGCCATTATAAACAATATTAGTAGATTAGTTTATGGACGTGGTTTAAGTGCGTTAGACGCTTCTAAAAAGCCAAATGAGTGGGCACAGTTAATGACAATTTTTAATTCTGAATGTATTAAAAAAATGATTGTTGACAGAAAAATGCTCGGTCAATTTGCTATTCAAGTGCATTATTCTAAAGACCATAAGTCTATTTTAAAGGCGTATCATATGCCAGTTAATTTATTACGTGCTGAAAAGTGTAATAAAGACGGAGAAATAGAAGGTTATTATTATTCGGATAATTGGGAAGACGTAAAGAAATACGCACCAAAGAGAATACCTGCTTATGGATTCTCAAATGAGCAAATAGAAATACTTTACGTGAAGCCTTATACGGTAGGAATGAAGTATTACGCTTATCCTGATTATCAAGGTGCTATTCCTTACGCGAAATTAGAAGAGGAAATTGCAGACTATTTGATTAACGAAGTTCAACACGGATTCAGCGGTACAAAGGTTATAAACTTCAACAATGGTATTCCTACCGAAGAGCAACAAAGTATAATTACAAGCAAAGTAAACGCACAATTAACGGGTTCTAAAGGACTAAGAACTATTGTAGCTTTTAATGCAGATGAAACTAAAAAAACAACTGTAGATGATATTCCATTAAACGATGCACCTGAACATTATTCGTATTTAAGTGAGGAGTGTTTACGTAAGATTATGTTAGGACATAATGTAACGTCTCCTTTATTATTTGGTATTGCAAGTTCAAATGGATTTTCAAGTAATGCAGATGAGTTAAGAAACTCAACTATATTATATGAAAACATGGTTATTAAACCATTGCAAGATGAAGTTATAGGAGCATTAGATACAATATTAGGTTATAATGGTATATCGTTAAAACTTCAATTTGTTAAATTAAATCCATTAGACGCTGCTGGAGATTTAACAATGGATGGATTAAACAAAGCATTAATTGATTCAATAAATAATCTTTCTCCATTAGTTGCAAACAAAGTTCTTGAGGCTTTAACTCCAAATGAAATACGTGGAATGGTTGGATTAAAACCTGAAAGCGGTGGTAGTGATTTAGACCCAGAGCTACTAAGTTCACAATCTAATCCTTTAATAGAATTAGGCGAAGACGAAAGTTCTGAATGGCTGCTTATTGATGAGTTTGAGGTTGACTACGATACAGACGAAAAGGAAAACGAAATTTTAAGCGGTGAAGTAAAACAAAGTTTATTGTCTAAGGTTGTTAACCTTGTTAGCACTGGTTCGGCTTTTCCTAACTCAAAAAGTGAGCAAGACGAAAATATCGAAGGTATTAAATTCATTACTCGTTATGTTTACGCGGGTGAAACTACCGAAAAGACGAGACCTTTTTGCAGTCAAATGATTAAGGCTAATAAAATCTATCGTAAAGAAGATATTTTAAGAATGGGTAACAACGTTGTAAATGCAGGTTGGGGTCCACGAGGCGCAGATACTTATTCAATTTGGTTATATAAAGGCGGTGGTAATTGTCACCATAGATGGAATAAGCGAGTGTATGCAAGTTTTGAAGGCGTAGGTATTGATGTTTATTCTCCAAGAGCAAGACAAGTAGCTTCAAGAAAAGCTGAAAAATTAGGTTATGTAATTAAGAATCCAAACTTGGTAAGTCAAAGACCTATTGATATGCCAAACAGAGGGTTTTTACCAAAAGATTAAAAGATGGCGGAGGCACTACTAATTACGAGAGACGATGTTGTAAAGTTTACTGCTATGAATGGCAACGTAGACACGGATAACTTTATTCAATGGATTAAAGTAGCTCAAGATATTCATATTCAAACTTACTTAGGAACTCGTCTTTTAGACAAAATAAAAGATGATATTGTAAACGAAACTTTAAGCGGTGATTATTTAACGCTTGTAACAACGTATATAAAGCCTATGCTTATACATTGGGCTATGGTTGAATATTTACCCTTTGCAGCGTATACAATCGCAAATAAAGGCGTTTATAAGCATAATTCAGAAAACTCTACAAACGTAGAAAAAGACGAAATAGATTTTCTTATTGAAAAAGAACGTTCAATAGCTCAACACTATACAGAAAGATTTATTGATTACATGGCTTTTAATCAAGCTTCGTTTCCTGAATACAACTTAAATTCAAATGGGGATATGTATCCTGATACACAAAATAACTATTTTGGATGGTTCATTTAAAGAAATACAAGCCTAAGGCTGAAAACATTAAAAAATTAGAAATTTATTTAAACAAAATAAATGGCGGACGTAAAGATAAGTCAACTAACAGCGAAAGCGGCAAAGGTTGAAAGTACAGATAGAATTCCAATAGCAGATTATAACGGCTCAACTTACGATACTAAGTATGTAACGGGTTCGGAAATTAACGAACTTAGCTTAGATACTTCACCTCAGTTAGGCGGCAACTTAGACGTTAACGGACATACTATTACAAGTGCTTCAAATGCAGATGTAATTATACGACCTAACGGAACAGGAACGGTAGTAACAGAAGTTAAATTTAATACTCAAACTACTAATTATGTTCTTGACCCAACAGACGCAAGTAGACTTGTTGAAATGAATTTAGCAGGTGCAAATACTTTAACGATTCCTACAAACCTTGTTGTGTCTTTTCCAATAGGAACTCAAATATTAATAGCTCAATACGGAGCAGGTCAAACAACGATTACTGCAGCAGGTGGTGTAACATTACGTTCAAGCGGTGGTAAAACAAAAATAGCTGCTCAATATGGCGTAGCTACATTAATAAAGCGAGGCACAAATGAGTGGTATTTAGCTGGAGATATTACTACTTAGAACAAAACACGAATCAATAAGTTATAAAAATAGAAAATAATTAAAAACATAATAAAATGTCAATAACAAGAATAGATACAATAGCAGCTCAATCAGGAACGTTCATTGTAAATAACACAGCTGAAAAGACGGTAAATTCTCAAGCTATAATAGTTTTAGAAGATACTGTATTTAGTTCTATAAAAGTTGGTGGTTCAGATGTTAAATCGTCTTATATCGCGGCTACTGCTACTGCTGTAAAAGCAGGTGCTATCATTCGCGGTATACAAGGTGCTGTATTTAGCGGTGTTCAATTAACTTCAGGAAGTGTTGCACTTGTATTGGTTTAGTTATGTATGGTTACGGAAATAGTATGTTCTTAGCAACACACGGAATATTAGCAAGGTCAGCATCAGGTGGCGGTGTAGACCCTGATGCACAAGCATTCATAACGGCTGCTTCAATTACTGACCCTACTCAACAAAGTGCTATTAATCAATTAGTACTTGACTTAAAAGGGTATTCTATTTGGACTAAGATGAAGGCTTTGTATCCATTTGTAGGTGGAACGGCTTCAGCTCATAAATTCAACTTAAAAGACCCTCGAGATTTAGATGCTGCGTTTAGATTAGTATTTAGTGGGGGTTGGACACATTCAAGTACGGGTGCTTTGCCAAACGGAACTAATGCTTATGCTGATACTAAATTTAATCCAGTCACAAATAGTTTAGCTTATAACGATAACCATTTGTCATATTATTCAAGAACACAAACAGCGGGTGCTACATCTTTTTATGAAATAGGTAGCGGTAATACTGGAAATGGTGGAACATCTTTATTTTTAAGAAGACCAGATAACACCGCAGCCTATGATTGTGGTACAGCTTCTGCAAATAGATTATTAATTAGCCCAGTAACAGATGGTCGAGGTTTTTATGTTGGTTCTGGAATAAGCACAAATGTTGGTTATTTATTTAAAAACGGAGTTCAACAGCAAATAAAAAACCCGCTTACAAGCGCTTCAATGCAGGGTTATAATTATTACATTGGAGGATTTAACGAACAAAATTCAACGGTATATTACTCAGATAAACAAGTTGCTTTTTCTTCTATTGGTAACGGGCTTACTACAACTGAAATGGCTAACTTTTACACAGCATGGCTTGTGGACTAAGATGGATGTAATATATCCTATGGTTGGAAGTACAGCAACATCTAATTCTTACAATCTTAAAAATACAGCTAATTTCCAATTAACATTTAGTGGTGGTTGGACTCATTCAGCAACGGGTGCAAAACCTAATGGAACAAATGCTTATGCTAATACTTCATATAACCCAAGTGTTACAGGATTGCAAGATTCACATCATTTAAGTTATTATTCAAGAACTAATAGTAATGGAACTGAAGTTGAAATTGGTCTTTTAACAAATATTGCTTCTAATGGTTCTCTTTTAGAAATAAGAACTTCAGGAACTACATATTACAGAATCAATTCTGGGGGAACTTATATAACATATTCAGATTCAGATTCAAGAGCATTTTATTTAGGCAATAGGACTGCTTCAAATATTGTAAATGGTTGGAGAAATTCAACAAAAGTAGCAACGGGAACAACTGCTTCAAATGCCTTACCAAATGGAAATATGTATTTAGGCGCACTAAATCAAGGTGGGGATATATACAGGTCAACAAAAGAATGTGCTTTTGCAAGTATAGGGCAAGGCTTAACTGACACCGAAGCAGCTAACTTTTACACAGCAGTACAAGCATTTCAAACAGCCTTATCACGTAACGTTTAATATATGAAACTAACAGATTTAACAACAGAACAAAAGTTAACCTATGTCGGACTATTGACAGAGGTACAAAAAGACGAATTAATAGGGCAATGGTATGCACCTGATTCTTATTTCAATCCTATTCAAGACCTAAATGATAATTGGGTTATCTCAGTAGAAGAAATGGAGCAATGCGTAAACCCTGACTTTTTATGGGTTAAAGACCTTGATTTGATTCCTTATGAGCCTAAGCCAACACCACCACCTTTTGAAAATTAATTAGATGAAACAGCTATTACAAGAAATAGGTTT